TGTTTATTAACTTGTTTAGTTGTTAAACTTTCTAAAAGAGCTATTTTATTTTCAATGATTTGATCGGGATTAGATAAATTTTCGCTGTTATATATTTCAACCAATGTATATAAAGCAGCATGTGATTTATAACTTGGAAGTTTTGTATTAAAAAATTCTCCTAAATTATAATGTTCAGAGATTTCTTTAATTAAATTATATTTTTGTCTTTTTAATGTTCCTCTGTTAAGGTTCTTAGATGACTCAATAACTGAATTGATTACAACTTCTGCTTTACCTTCGGTTAGATTTTTATGCTTGGATAGAGTTTCATACAATTTGTATTCTCTTCCTAATTCTGTTTTTACAAAATATTTCTTTAAAATATTGGTTGCTTTTGAGTCTTTTCCGGATAAGGTATCCGAGGTAATTTGTCTTACCAAAAGCTCAAATAGAATCCCAGTATTTTTATACTTAGAATGTTTTATGTTCATCCCTATAGGTTTTATTATAAATATATAAAGATTTTTACTCTCTTATTTGATTTTCATCTAATAATGATTCTTTAGCTTTTGGTGTCTCAAGTGTAACCTTTTTAACTAAACCTTCAATTAAAGCTTTGTTTTTAAGATATACTTGTTTTGCTTCTAAAGATAATGGTGAACCACCTTTAAATTCAGGATTAATTGAATCTGATTCGTTATCGTCATTTTTCATTCCTTTAGCACCTAATCTATCTTTACCAAAATTATCATCTTGAGTATTACGATTTGTTGATTTTTCTTCAGGACGTCCCATTTCTAAATCATCTCCATATCCTACAGGTACATTCTCTGGTTGATCATACATTCTACCTTTACCATACAATGAAGCTAAATCGTGAGGTGTACCATATGATTTACCTGTTACTTTAGGATCATTACCTTCTTCCATTAATTGATTATATCTAAAGGCACGTTTTTGATCTTCAGCTAACAAATCTCTATATTCATCATATTCATCTTGACTAAAATGGAATACATTATCATAAATCCAATCTGTGGGTAATAATTTACTTTCTATAATCTTTTGAGCTAAATCTACCTTTTGAGTTAACAACGCAATTTTTTCTTGGTCGTAAATAATTGATGGGCCTGTTAAATCTAATTCAAAATTTGTTAATTCCTCACCTGTGTATCCTTGCGAATATAAGTGAACTAACGCGATCTTATATAATTCTGATAAGGTAATGCGTTGAATACGGTCAATTGTGCGAGCAAAACGTATATCTTCAGCAGCCAATGTTGCTTTACCACTTAAATCCTTATCATAACCCATAAATGCTTTTGGAACTTTAAGGGCGGCAAATAATTTATCACGTAAATAAGTAACATCTTGAATACCATCATATTGTAAACCCGGTGTAGTTTCAATTTTAGTTGATGAGTCATTACCACGAACTGGAATGTAAAAGTCTTCCAATAAGTTTTGCATATTATATTTTAGGTTATAATCACCTGTTTGAGCATCCATTAATGGAGTACGTTTCATTGTAGAAATTGTTTTCTGCATGAAATTTTCTACTTCGTTTGGTGGAATAGAACCAACGTTGATATAATAAATACGTCTGTCCGGGCTACGAGAAATTCTATGAATTAACATAGCATCTTCCATCAGTACATATTGTTTAAAAATACGACGAGCTGGTTCCAAATATGAACGACCATAAGGAAGATAATTAACATCTGTTAATAATCTAAAATGGGCCATTTCGTAATTATCAAAATAAATACCTGGTTGGTTATCTTGATATTGGCCTAAAGTAGGAGTACCATAATAACCTGATCCACCTGCATAAATACCTTCAGGTGAATATCTAAATCTTACTGCATTTGGATGTTCTTTATCGTAGTTTTCTTGTCTTTCAATATGATATGCAGTATAAGGAATAACATTATAAACACCATATTTTTCAGCAATTTCTAATTTAAGGAAAAAGTCACCATATTTACACATTTGACGAATCCAAGACCATAAATTAAATTCAATATTTAATACATCATAGAATAAATTATAAAGGACTTGTTGTATATCTTCGTTATTACTTTTAATATGAAGTACTTCTCCCATATCATTTTTAAGAGTAGATTCATCAGAAATAATATCAAGAGCAGAAGCAACAATAGCATCGTAATCCATATTATCATAATCTGAATAAACCATAGTACGTAAGTACTGCCAGTTTATATTGATTTGAGATCCTAATAGAGATGTGGATGCTGGGGAATATAAACGATTATATCTATCCTGTAGTGAGTTTGTTGCTATATCTCCGGATCGTTGAATTGAATCAACGTCCATCACTTTTAATTCGTTGCCACCCTGATTTCTAATGATAACATCCGTTGAGAATAATCGTTGTAATCTGGTGAATAAACTAGTATCTGCCATTTTGGTTTTTGTTTATATATAAATATTGTAAAATTATCCTAATAACCAACTAATATCTTCCATTCCTTTATCTGTTTGAACAGAATATGGATTTTTAACATGATTTGGATTATAGGCACCAACATACGTACTCTTGCTTATATTACCAAGCGTAGCTCGAGTCATGTCGTGAGACTGTTGTTGGAATTTTAATGATGTATCTCTTAAAAACATCCCCATACCAAAACTCATTACTAAATCATCATTATAACCAGTTTGTGCTTCAGGTCTACCATTTTTCCAAATGAATACCTTCATTTCTTCCAACAATCGTTTTGAACGAATTGTAACTGAGCGATCACCAACATATTCTCGGAATTTGTTTACAACTAATGGTCTTGTTCTTAAAGACATTGTAAATCCAGGTGTCATTTCCGAACCACCTTCAAATACTCTTAAATATGATTCGGCAGTTAATTGATCTGATTTTGGGGAGTGATATAAATTTCGATAACCTCTTTCAATAATAGCATCTAATGTTGCCCAACCAATTGAAGCATTTTCAACTACTAACATTGCATTGTTATATTCAGATCCTAAACCAACTAAAAAATAACCAAATTCTTTAGGTGGTAATTGTCCCTTATATTCTGCTACTTGTGTGTTAGTTGCTATATCAATAACATGACATGCCGAGGAATCTTTTCCATCTCCACGAGCAACATCTGCCATGATCATATACTCTCTGGTGTAGTCAGCTGGTTCCCAAACCCAAAGGTTTTGATCAGCTCCTCGACGTTCAAGAGGTTCTTTAATCGTTGTTTCTTTTATAAAATCGACCCATTCGGGATAAAATACTACATCACCTGATGTGCTAAAGTCGCAGTCACACTCTTGGGACGCTAATCTAGGATCACCCAACAATTCATCTTGACGCTTTCGCCAAGTTTCGTCTCGTTCAGGGTGGACATACCAGGGGAGTTTAATTGGTAAGAAATCATTTTCTTGAGATTCAGCTGAAACCCATGTTTTGTGAAACCAGTTACCAGTACCATAAGGTGTTGATAATACAATAGCTCCACCACCGGTTGCTAGGGTTTGTTGTGCTGATGCCCAAATCTCACCAATTTGTTCAATGAAAGCCGCTTCATCGACTATTAGCAAAGATACTGCTTCTGATCGACCTGCATCACTTGATGCTGAAGTGGCTTTAATTTGAGATCCATTATTTAATCTTAATGTTAATTTGTTATGTTCGTCGGCAGGTATTTTAAGCCATGAAGGTAAGTTATCAAACATAAACTTAACCTTTGTAACCATGTTTTTTGCTGTTTCCTGCTTAGTCGCAATACAAAGTACGTTTTTATCTTTATGGAATAACATTAACCACAATGAATAACCTGCGGCTAATGTTGAGATACCTAATTGTCTTGATTTTAATACAATTGAGTAAGGATTATCTCTAAATAAACGTAATGTTTTTTCCTGAAAAGGATATAGATTAAATATAACTCGTCCACGTTGTGGATGTTGAATATGACAGTATTTCTTCATAAAATGTGCTGGGTCAGTAGCACATTTAAGGTATTCCTGTCTAATTATTTCTCTTAAATCTTGACTCATAACAATACTAAAATAAAAGCAACAGCATTTAAACCTGTAACAATCCAAGCTATTCTTGTTCTTGCTTTTTGTTGTTTAATCTGTTCGTCTTTTATTTCTATTTCACTATCTTTATTTTTAATGAGTTGGGTAAATTCAGCTTCATTTTTCTTATATAAAGAAATAGTAGTATCTTGTTTAACAATAACAGAATCTTGATTTGTTACTATATTAGTTAATACAACAATGGAATCACGAGCGATTCCAATTTGTTCTTTTAAAAAATCACGTTCAGTTTTTACAAGTAAAGCTTTTTTTAAAGATTTACAGGGAACGCAACATAAACTATCATTCGAAAGCGTTTGTGAACTCGCTGATAATGGCAGTATTACTAAGAGAATTAATGCGATTAGATTCTTCATTATATTTATCTTTATTTTTTTTAGCTTTATGTTTTAAATTAGCTAATTCTTTTTTATTTTCTTCAATTTTAGTTTTAAAACTATCAATTTCGGAAGATAAAGAGTTAATTAAAACTTTATTTGATTCTATATTAGCTTGAAGTGAATCATTTTGTTGATGAAGACGTTTAAGTTGATTTTTATGATCAATGTCTTTAGCAAAACGGATATTGTTAACAATTATCAAGGTAATGATAATTACTACAATATAACTTAAAATTTGATAAATATGTTTCATTAAATTTCTTCTTCGTCGTCCATTGAAGGATTTATCATAGCTTCAATTTCTTTTTTAAGCTTAGTTAAATTTTTCAATTGGTCAACAAATTTTTGTTTTTCACTACCTTCTGCTGATTTGTATTTGTTTACAACTGATTTCATTTGTTTAACTACTTCACCGTATTTGGATTGTAATTTTGCAATAGAAGCATTAGCTGCAATATCTTTAGCTGTTGGTTCAGCATCAAAATCTTCTTCGTTTTCTAAAGTAACACTACCTCCTGATTTTAGTGTGTTAACAGGAGTTACTTTATCCTTAGAAGCAGCAAATTTAGGATCTTTTTGAAGTGCAGCAACTGCACCTGGTCCAACATATGTACCTTCTTCTACGTTTCCCTCAGATAATTCGGAAACGATCATTTCCTTAATATATTCTTTTAATTCAGATTTTTTCATTTTAGAATTTTGATTATAAATATTACAAAGAAAGGGCAGATTTCACCTGTGCAATACGTTCTTCTGTATTACCTTTAATTCTAATCAAATTTTGAATTCTATGTTTATTAGAATCCAATTGTTGTTTAATAATAAAATCAATTGTTTCTCTATATTTTAAATC